AAAGTTTCTTTCAGAGTGTTGGGAAGGATAGTATCTGCAATAGTCTTTGGTCTGTAGGCTTCCACCCACAAAAAGTTTCGAGGTTCAGTATGTCCAGTCATTGAGCTCATCATGTATCCTTACGTATTTTTCACTTCTATTCAATAACTTAGCAGCTTCGGCTACACTACTATATTGTACACCATTAACTATTACTGGTATACGCTTACCTTTGTAAGATTTTTTATAATTTTCTATCTGTTGAGGTGATCGAGTCTTACCATAGTTAGGACTGTCTATCCCTCTCTTACCGTAGTTGGGATTATTCTCGCCTTTGTAATTTCGGCGGCATAAAGCAGTTTGATAATTGGGACTACTCGAAGTGTCTCCACCATCTCCACCTTTGGTCATGTTATATTCAGGTGATAGCGTTTCTATTAAAAGAATTTCTTCTTCATCTAAACCATCTGCGAGATATTTGCATATGAAATTTTCAACACCATATTTACGCATAGCTTTATAAAGATATGTGTCAACATTGTATTTTGCATTATAACAGTGTTGAGACCAACGATGCTCTAATGATTTTGAGGTTTTACCAATATATCGATAACCATTAATTGTGTTTGTTATTAAATAAATCATAGGACTAGACTTCTCTTGTTGAGTTGTATAGTCCTATTTAGTAATTATCAGATTTTGACTTAAGTCAATTACTTCTTGGATGCAGGCTCTCCGGCCAATGCTTCTTGCTCTTGAATAGATTCAGCAAGTTGAATAATTTGAACACACTGGTCGCGCAGCTGGCCAATGGTTGAAAGCTCTTCACCACGGAACCCACCACGCTGAGTGACAGCATCAATCACAGCAATGGTGCTGCGGGCAACTTGGTTAGACATTTGATTAAGACGTGATTGGGACATAATAAAATCCTTAGTTATATGTTGAAGATTTTTCAAGAGCGATCCAATACTTGATCTCTTTATCAAGATTGAGGCTCGTGAACTGGGAAATCAAACGTGAAGAGATATCAACCTTGTAGTCAGCAGGAATCAGCTTCAAGTTTGTAATGTTGAGAATAAAGTTAAAGTTGTCGGTATCAGCAGTGCCATCAACGTTAATACTGTAAGTGTTTGACGTCTGATTGTCTTTATCGACAATACTAAGAGTGATTAGATTCTTAGTGCCAGTGATAGAGACTTCGCTGTGACCCAGCGCACTTGCCGCGCGCTTCAAACTATTTAGAGTAGTTTGATCCAGCGTAAACGAGACGTTTGCATCTGGCATGCTAATAACTTTATTAGGAGTAGTTAGGTTCTCAGGATCAGAGAAGAAGTACTTGATCTGAGCGCGGCCCGACTGATCGCCTACAAGAACACTATGATCTTCGAAGCGAACACGAGGAGAATCAACAAGACCTAGCACAGATAGAAACTCACTGAGATCATAGATCCCAAACTCTTTAGGAAAGGTCTCGTCGACAGATGCACAAGCAAGAACATTCTTAGCTTCTGCAACAGTCATGATTGTGTTACCAGGCTTGATAACAATATTAGAATTAATGGAAGCAAAGTTCTTCAAAACTTGCATAGTAAAGTTGGATAGCTCCATATCAGGTTCCTTTAATTTTACTGAAATTCTTTTCTTTAATGAACTCTATCTTGTTAGCAAACTTGCCTTCAAGAATGTCACCTTTATGAGAAATTACATAGACATTAGTATCATCTCCAAGAGTATACAGAATTTTCATAAGGTTGTCAACGCCTTCGTAGTCGAGCGAAGAGTCAAATGTCTCATCGAGGATCAGCAGGTTGGTTGCAACAGAGTTCTTCATCTTAGCGATCTGACGCCACGTGAACAGCAAGGCAAGGTCGATACGCTGCTTCTCGCCCTCAGAGAACGAGTCATAGCTAAAGTTATCGCGGTGGCGAGACTTGATAGTCTCAGCAAAAGATTGGTCTAGGTGGAATGATACGAAGAAGTCCAACACTTGCAGATACTGATTGACTAGCTTGTTGATAACTGGCATGTACTGACGAACGATCTTTGTCTTGATCCCAGTATCTTTCAACATCTCGGCAATGACAACGTTATACTGATATTGCTCGCTAAGAGTTAGCTTCTCTTCTGCAAGCTGAGTCTTCTGGTCGATGTAAGTCTCAAGATCAGCTTTGGCAACGGAGACATCACTAGACGTATCTGTTAGGTTATCAATCTCATCAAGCAGAGCGTTGATATTGTTCTCGATACGAATGATTGCCTGAGTGTTAATGCTCAGAGAATTCTGCCATCCGCGAATCTGTTCTAGGTTGGCTTCAACATTGGATAGCTCATTAGTGGTGTTATCCAGCTCGCCTTGTAGCTTGTTCAACGCAGACTGAAGGTCTTTAGCTTTTGAAGAAGCCTTCGCCAACTTAGCACTCTTGATCTCTTCGCTAATATCTTGTGTACATGTAGGACAGGTGCAGTTCTCTTCAAAGAATTTAGCCTCCTTAACAAGGGTTTTAACATCAGTCTTGAACTGAGTATCATACTGCATAAGCTGCTGTTTCTTTTCCTGCAGCTTGTATTGCTTAGTTGGCCAGATAGCATTCTGATGGTCAATCTTGAGAGACAGAGCAGAATTAGAATGACTAATCTCACTCATCTCTTCACGCAGATCAGCAATAGCCTTTAGCTTCTGATCCTTTAGATCTTTATTGATCTTATTGATATCTTGAATGTATTTCTTCTGCGTGTCGATCTTATTAGTCTGCAGATCAATCTTATACTGAATCTCACGAACAGCATCTTTGAGTGTGCTGTTCTTTTCTTTCAGAATCTGATTCATCTTAGAGAACACGTTAATGTCCAGAAGATCCTCGATTACTTCTCGGCGATGTTGGGCGGTCAACTGCATGAACGGAACAAAAGAGGAACTTCCAAGTACAATGATCTGATGGAAGGACTTATGGTTCAGTTTGAGAATATTCTGCTCGAGGATCTTCTGGTACTCTTTGGAATGGGAATCCTGATTGATCATTACCCCATTCTTCCAGATTTCAAATATAGCCGGCTTAATGCCACGGACAATCTTAAAGCGAGCACCAGATACTGTAAAGACAACTTCGACAACACAGTCTTTGTTGTTGATAGTATTGACTAGCTGAGGCTTTGAGATGTTACGATGAGACTTACCGAACAATGCAAAAGAGAGGGCGTCAAGCATAGTTGACTTGCCTGCACCGTTCTGACCCACAACAAGAGTTGTAGGATGTTCTCTTAGATTAGCTTCGGTAAAGGTATTGCCAGTGGAAAGAAAGTTCTTCCACCGCAGCGTTTCAAATACGATCATTTAATGCCTATTAATTCTACTTCTGCATCCGTCTCAATCCACAGCTTAGCGCCGCAAGGACGAGGTTTGTCTGGACGATATACCATTCTAGATGGTCCTTTGATATCAACTTCCATACAATACACAACTTTACCATTCTCTTCAACACGGCAAACAGGTTCTTGTTCGCCTCTTTTATTATTCTGCTGAATAATGTTTCTGTTGATGTGAATGATCTTCACTATGCGATTTCCATTGTCTGAGCTTCAATCATTAATGCGTTCATTTGAGTCTTGATACGATCCTTATCTAAATCGGTATCAACCGCATCAATGTAGCTGTTGAGTAGAGATGTTGTATCTTCCAATGAAACATCACTATCGGCAACAGACTCGCCGATGAATTCATTAAAGTTTTCAGCAATCTTTAGCTCGTGGATCTTACGACTCTGCAGTCTGTCAATGAATCTATCAAAGGTGAACAGATCTGACTTATTCATAACGACGACTTTGATAAACTTTCCGTCAACATCACTTAGATCGTACTGCAGGTAGTCTGTCTGAGAATCATCATAGTAGATGCGTTTGAACAGAGTATGAGGGTTCTGAATAGCGGTTAGCGTCTTGGTTTCGGTATCAAAGACGTGGAAATGTTTGGGGTCGTGGGCATCGTTCCAGAAGAACTCCAGCTGGGTGCCAAGATAGTGAATGTTGTGCTTGGATGATTTTGTGTGGAAGTGTCCGCTGTACACTGCGTCAAATCGCTCAAAAATTCCAGTTTCCATTCCATGGGTCATCTCCACACCTTTCATCACTTCGAAGCCATTCAGCTCAAAGTGGCCACCAATATGAGTGGCTTTTGTTGTTCTAAGGAATTCAAGCGATTGAGCTTCGTTATCTGGAGCAATCCATGGAATCAAAGCCCAAGTCATATCACCATACTGCATCTCGGTTGGTTCATGGATAATATTGACCTCATCCATATAGTGACCAAGCAGCTCTTTCAGACTGTTGAGATCATTAGTGTTCTTATAGAAGGTGTCATGATTTCCTGCAATGATATCCATCGTGATTTTTCGATCACGTAGCTCTGAGAGGAACATCTTGCGGTTTCGATGTAGCGCTCTAAAGTTGATAAACTTTCTGTTATCGTAGTAGTCCCCAAGATGGAGGATGTGCGTAATTCCGTGTTCCTCAAGATAGGGAAAGAACACAGTGCTGTAGAATTTCTCAGCATTGTCTAAAAAGATCTCCGATGAGTTACGAATACCAGCGTGAGTATCGTTTATAATAGCAAATTTCATTCCATAAAATCCTGTAAGTCAGAATCAACTGCAATTTGATGTTTGCGTCTAATCTTTTCTTCACGAGCAAAGATTTTAACGTCTGTATCTTTCTCTTTTACCTTATCAATGCGATCTTTTAATTGGTCAACAAATGATTGTAATACTTGAACAGCAGCTTCATCACCAGTCTCGTTTATGATGTATTCTTCGATACCGGATTGCGAAAGATAGCGAAGCTTGATGTCTTGTTGCTTTTTCTCCTTTGCAATTCGACGTAGAAAAGCATACCACGCGATTTGAGTGAAATATGCAAAAGCGTTGGGGTTGCCAGAACGCGTTGCCGCTTCAATGTTATAATTTTCGATTGCACGTAAACAATTCTCCACTGCGTCCATAACCATCTCTTCGCGATAGGTGTAACGGATAAAGTTGTGTTTGTGAGAAAGACCTTCAGAGATCTTTAGGAAGCATTCAGCAATGTAGTTTGTTACTTTAGGAAGGTCATTCTTTCTAGCTTCCTTTGCTGCTTGCAATTCCGTGCAGTAGTCTACAACTGCTTGTGAGAACTTAGCGTTGTTTACGTAATGAATACTTTCACGTTTAGCCATTAAAAATAATATCCTTTTTACACTATATTACGTAATTATCGTTTATAAGAAATAAAAGGTCAACATGCAAAATAACTGTTGACAAAATAGAAAAACAGGGGACAATTACATTGCGGTTGTTAGCAGTCCGGCAATACTACTTCACCATGAACCCTAGTCTGGCTGGTTTGAGAAAACCATTTGAGTTGTCGAAGGAATCGATGTAGTGATATCCTTGATCGAGTAATGCTTCGACCTGCTTTGGATCATCTGCCCAGATAGGAATTAATTCATCATAGTCTGGGTCTGGTGTATCTCTGAGATGAACTTCAAATGGAGAGTTTGCTTTAAATTCAACATTGATACGTTTTACATCTGAGAGAACGTTGAATGCACGAGGAACCTCAGGCACATATGTGCTACGTGACCACTTTGTAAACTTTGAGAAGCTGCCTGGAGCTTTTTCACCTACCCAGCACGAGATTGGTTTCCAGTAAGGCTTACCATCTGACAATCCACCATGTACAAACTCATAGGTTGCAGAGTATTGTTTGCCTAGAAGAATCTCACACCAGAAATATCCAGGAGGAACCATTGTGTAGTCATCAGCTTCAATATATTGAACGCTTGTGCCAACACCCATACCACCCAAGTTGTATATAGGTCGCACAATATAGTAGTTAGATTTAGATGGAGCAAAGCCACATGGGCCACAGTCGTAGCCCATTTGTTCAGCCACATATAGTTTGTTAAACCAGTTGTGGTGGTGTGGATACTTTAGCCAAGCATCTTCGTCATACATTAATGGATAGTCCTTCCTCCAGGAAACTTAATCACATTCTCTTCGCCGCTGTCACTATATCCAACTTGTTCACTCACCATCTGACGCAGGTTGTTGATATAATCTGCAAGTTTCTTTTCTAGCTCGGCTCTGGCAGCTTCTGAGTCTTCTGACAACTCACCCTTTATCATGGTAAAATACTGCTCAAGAAGTTTTTGAGATGGATTGGCCTCTCC